CTCGTCCTCGGCCTCCTGGCGCAGTCGATCGCGCATCGCCTCGGCGGCGGCGCGGCGGCCCTTCTCCTCGTCGCTCTGGGCGAGCCGGTTGGGGTCGATCTGCGCCGCGCTCGCGGCCTCGCGGGCCTTTTGCTCGTCGGCTACCTGTTGGCGAAACACCTCCTCGGCTGCGCGTCGCAGCTGCTGCCGCTCGCCGTAGGTGGGCCCGGTGGGCAGACCCTGCGCGGAGTCCCTCGGGCCCTCGGCCTCCGGCGTCGGCGTCGCAGCCGAGCTCATGGCGCCGGCGTCCCGGGCGATGCGCGCAAGCTCGGCCTGCAGGAGGCGCTGGGCCGCGGCCCGGGCGCCCGGACGCAGCGCCGCCAGGGTGCGGGTAGACGCGGCCTCGGCACCCTCGGCGGCGCCGGCGAAGGGGTCTGGGCCCCCGGAGCCCCGACGGTTCAGGAGGTCCCCGGCGTCGTTGAAGGTGCGGTTGACCGCGCGTCCCAGGCCCTCGGCCGACGCTGGGCCCGTGCCGCCCGCAGCGGCCGAGGCGGCCCGCAGGCGCGCGGCCGTCGCGTCGATCTGCGCCGGGGTCAGGCCCGCGAGGGACACCTGGGGCATGTCGAGGCCGAGGGCGCTGGCGGCCCCGGAGGCCTCGCTCTGCGCCGCGCGGTACCGCTCCATCGCGGCCTGCCGCTGGGCCTGGGTGCGCTGCTGCGCCGGCAGGTCCTCGTTGAGCTGCTGGAGGTCGCGCGCGTCGGTGGCGACCTGATGAAAGCTCGTGGCGATCTGCGCGAGGATGCCCTGCAGGCCCGTCGCGCGCGTCGTCCAGGAAGCCAGGGCCCCGAGCGCGTCACCGAAGCTCGACCCGACGCGCTCCACCTCTTCGGCCAGCGTGCGCGCCGCCGGGGCGTTCTCTTCGTTCGCGCGCTGCATCTGCCGCAACGCGTGCTCGAAGGTCCGCGCGCGCGAAACGCCTTGGTCGACCGCGATCCCAAATTGCCTGAGGCCCCCTTGCTCGCCCTCGCGCAGGGACTCCGTGAGGCGCTGCAGAGCCTCGGCGCTGGACTCCGTCGCCTGCCGGTGCTCTCGGGCGTAGCGGGCGACCGTAGCCAGCTCCTGGCCCGAGATGCGCAGCCCGCTGTTCGTGAGCGTGAGGCGCGCGCGGTAGGCGTCCTGCGCCCCGACGGTCTCGTTGGTGGCGCGGCGTACCAGGTCGTAGCTGTCACCGAGGGCCGCCATCGCCCGCTCGGTTCGCTCGCCGGAGACGGCCGTCTCTACCAGCTGCTGCGCGAGCGCGAGGCCGCCCGACGCGAGGGCCTGCGCCCCGCGCGCGGCGTTGCCCACCTTCGTCAGGGCCTCGCCGAGGCCGCTGCTCTTCTTCTCGGCCTCCTCGCTCTTCTTCGTGAGCTCCGCGAGGGCGCGCGCGAGGGCTTCGAGCTGAGCTTTGGTCTGCGGCTCGACGCCGACGGACACCTCACCGATCTTCTCAGCCATCGTCGTCGCCCCCTCCGTATTCGAGCTCCGCGCACCGAGACCGCGCCGAGAGCACCACGCGTACCCCGTCGTAGTCCGCGGCCGTCATCCCGCCCGGGAAGGCCGAGGACTCGCCGAGGTGCGCCTCGAGCAGCGCGAGGCCCGTGCACACGCGGCCCACGAGCGAGTCTTGCGCGTGCAGGCCCTCGAAGGGGCAGCCCGCGGGGGCCGGGACGTTGAAGGTCTGCGCGTACGCCTGGGCGAGGGCTTCCGAGGTCTTCGTGCGCGCGCCACCACCGCAGCCATGACGGCGCTTGAGCTCGGCCGCGAGCCGCAACCGCTGCTCGCGTACCCTCGGATCGCTCTCGGTCTCGGCCCGCGCCTCCATCTCGCACCCGCACTCCCTCACCCACCGAAGGGCGAGCTTCCGCCGCCCTACGACAACAGCAGCTTGAAGGGCTCCCGCGCTTTTGGGCTGACGGTGGCCCTCTGCAACGCGAGGGAGCCCAGCTCGTCGACCACGGAGGCCCCGAAGGCGTCGGCCTGGGCCTGCGCCCACTGCTCGCCCGTCGCGACCCCGCGCTCGACGAGGGTCCCGCCCTCGAGGGCGCCGTTGACCACGGCCGCGCCGTCGAGGCGCGCGTTGCACGCGAGCCGGAACGCCTTGAGCGCGCGCCGGTGCTCGCCCACCTCGGCTAGCACGTCAGCGCGCTCGGAGACGGTGAGCGGCCGGAGGCGCCAGAGCGTCAGCCGCTCGCCTTCGACCAGCGGCAGGGCCCCGAGGGACGCGAGGGTCCGGGAGCGGGCGTAGGCGCCCGCGAGTTCGGTCACGCCCTCGGCGTCGATCTGGATAGCGGGGTCGAAGATCGACGCGGCCCACAGCGGTTCGCTCGGGCTCATCCCAGGAACACGATCATCGGCGAGACCGCGATCTGCGCCGTGCTCCCGGGGGTGGGCGTCGAAGTGATGTCCGTCGGCATGAGGGCGCGGAGGGTCGCCTCGAAGAACACCAGGTCGCCGTTGATGGTGACCTGGGGCTCGCCCTCGAACACGAGGCGCCCGAAGTACACGCCCTGGGTCCGCTGGTCGGTACCGCTCCCGTCCTGCGTGTACGCGAGCAGGTAGCGCTCGGTCTGCGCGGCCCAGGCGGTCCACTGCGCGGCGCCCGCGTGCCCGCTGATCTTCACGAGGCACGGGGTGTCGTGCGAGGCGACGTCCTTGACCGCCACCACGCCCTGCGTGCCGCCGCTCCCCTGCACGGTCTGCCACTTGCGCGGGATCGTGACCTCGATGGTGGACAGCTGCGCGTCGCTCGGGGCGCTCGTCCCGCTCCCGAGGTAGCAGGTGGGGTTCCACACGAGCGGCGCGCCCATGTCGTCGGCCGTGGTCGCGAGCGACATGCTCAGGTCGCCCGGGTCGGTGAACGACAGGACCTGACCCGCGAGCTTGTAGCCCACGAGCTCGCCGACGGTCAGCGTGAGGGACAGGCCCGCGTGCAGGCCCAGGCCCTGGCGCTGCGTCTCCGCGGAGCCGCTCTCGGTCCAGGCGTGACGCACGGAGTAGACCGTGGAGTCGCCCGCGAGGCCGAGATGGTAGTTGTAGCAGTTGAGGACCGCGTCCCCGGAGGACGGGATCGCCCCGAGGGCGAGGTCCGGGAACAACCCCAGCGTATCGGTCGACACGCTCAGGACGCGCCGAGGGGTGCCGTTGAAGATCGCGATCTGCCCGGCGACGAACCGCGAGCCGTGCCCGCTCGCCACCGCGCAGCTGGCCGCGCTCGGGGTCCCGGCCGCCGTCGAGCCCGCGGCCGGGGTGCGCTCGCCGCCGATGCCGGCGCGCAGGAGCACCTGGTGCGAGAGGGCGCTCGCGCTGTCGAAGGCGACCGGCGAGGCCCCCGACGCGAGGCGCGTGGAGACCCTCTTGCCGTCGACCATCATCTCCACGCTGGCGCCGGCTTGCAGGCCCTTTACCGGGGTCTGCGCGTCGTGCTGGTAGCGCCGCTCGTCCTTGCGCGGGAGCATCTTGCGCGCGAGGGCGCCGAGGGGGTTCGCGGGGCCTCGCAGCACGAGGTCTCGCCAGTTGGAGGTGACGGTGCCCAGCGCCGACTGCACGCCGATCTGCGTGCGCCCGGCGGCGGCGTGTACGGTGGACCAGCTCATCGAGAAAGCTCCACGCGCGCGCTCTTGATCGCACGCAGCAGTTGGCCGCTCGCGCGGCCAGGGTTCGGGTTGAGACCGAGGCGGGCTTTGCGCTCGCGCCAGTCGGCGGTGATAGGGGGTGGGCGCACGTCGAGGGTGCGGCCCTCGGCCCGGGCCATGAGGTGCGAGCGCCACGCGGAGCCCCCGGCGAGCTTCGCGGCGCCCACGTTGAAGCCTCGCGCCAGGACGGGGCGCATCCCCATCGCGATGGCCCGGAGCATCTCGGGCGAGGGCTCGAAGAGCCACGGCTGGTGGCGCGCCACCTCCGCGGTGGTCTGCGTCGAGCGCTCGTTGCCGTAGGGCTCGTGGGGCGCAGCGGGCATCGCGAGGGCGTAGCTCCATCCAGCGCCGAGGCTCGCGACGAGGTCGCGCACACGCTTCTCGATCACCGTCGCGCCGGACAGGGCCTTGTAGCTCACGCGTACACCCCTCCCGGCACGAGGGAGACGCCCAGGTCGAAGTCCGTGTCGCGCACCACGCGCTCGCGATCGACGAGCTCGCGCGGGGCCGAGCGGACGAAGTTGATCGCGTAGAGCCCCAGCAGGGGCGAGGCGTTCAGCGTGCCCCAGAACGCGGGCCAGCACAGCCCGTTGACCAGCGCCCACAGGTCGTCGGCGCCGGTGTCCTCTGCGGATCGAAGCGCGGTCCCGACACCCGCGGCGCGCCGCGGAGCCGAGCGGCCGATCAGGTACCCGACCGAGACACGAAGGCGCGTGCGGAACTTCGCGATGCCGGCGCGCGGGTTGAACGGCTCGACGGGCTCGACGTCGCCCAGGCCCAGCAGGTAGCCGCGGTGGAAGTGCGCGGCTGGGAAGCTCGGGTCGTTGAGGTCGCCGTGCATCAGCGTGGCCTTGAACAGGCCCGCGGTGATGCTGCGCCCCGACACGCCCGTCGCGGGGCTGGTGCCCTCGACGATCGCCGTGGCGCGGGCGGTGACCAGCGTCTGCCAGCTCACCCGCGCCCCCATTCGAAGCTCGCGCCGGTGGCGCGGATCCCGTCCACAGGGGCCGCGACGGCGAACTCCTGCTCGTAGCGCTCGCGCCAGAGCTTCGCCTGCTGGGTGTACGTGTCGCCCTGCCCCTGCGGGTTGGCCTCGCCCACGGCCTCGAACAGCAGCACCAGCGTCAGGCACACCTCGACGCGCTTCAAGTCCGACGAGCGGTCGATGTCGGAGCTCAGGATGCCCCGTTGACGCAGGCGGGCGGTGATCAGGCGCTTCGCCTCGACGCGCTGGACGTCGAGGTCCGTGACCGCGCTGCGTCCCTGGTCCACGCGCGCGACGGAGTACGCCTGCTGCGCCGTGTACGCGAGGGCGGACGCGTCGTAGCAGTCGTCGTCGGTGGCCCACGTCGTGGTCACACGGCCCCCTTGCGCGTCTTGCGCTTCGGCTCGACGGGAGAAGCGACCGCCTCGGGCTCCCAGGGCCCACCGTCCGAGACGGCCGGACCCCAGTTGCTGAGCATCCACGCCGCGTCGGCCGAGCTCACGGGATCGAGCGGAGCGCCGTCCACGTAGCGCACGGTGGCGCCCGAGCGGAGCCTGAGCGTGTCGGTGCAGCCTGGAAAGAGGACGCGGCGGAGCATCACTACTCCCCGCCGCGTCACCCGGAGGGAGATCAGGCGGAGGTGTCGAGCAGGCCGTCGAGCATCGCGAGGCCCTGGAAGTCCTCGGAGACGAGGCCGAAGTGTCCGATGGACAGGTGCGAGTTCAGCGCGTCGCCCGAGAGGCCGAGGTCGTAGACCGACACGCCCATCGCCGAGACGATCTTGCGGGCGTTCGCGAAGTCCTGGTCGACCAGGTCCGAGTAGATCCCGCAGAGGCCGCGCCCCTGGCCCAGCGAGGCGCAGAAGGCCGCCGTGCAGGTGCCCGAGGCCGAGCCGCGCGTGCGGGTCGTGGGGACGTTCTGCGAGACCAGGATCGGGATCCCGTTGTAGCTGGACCGCATGGCGCCCGCGTACTCCACCATGGTCGCGCCGCCGGCGGCGCGCATGAGGGCTTTGAACGCGCGGAAGGTCCGCAGGCCCATGATCAGCACCTTGGCGCTGTCGGGAGCGATCACGAGGTCCGTGAGCTGGTCCAGCAGCGCGAGCGAGAGGTTCCCACCGTTGGTGCCGCCGTAGATGATCTGCCCGGTGTGGCCGGCGATCAGCTCGATCATGCCGTCGAACTCGCTGGCGCCCGCGGTGAAGACCACGTCGCCGGTGTCGTTGGCCGAGAGCGCCGAGGCCCCGTGGGTGACCTCCACCCACTGCTCCTCGTTGTACGAGTAGGCCTTGACCACGGTGTTGGTCCCGCACGTCACGGCGGCGCCGTACTCCGTGTCGCCGGGGGCGCGGAACTGCACCGTGGTGCCGGAGTGGGTGTACTTCAGGCTTCCGTTGCCGCGGTTGGTGAGCACCGAGGGGCCCACGTCCGTGATGGACAGGTAGCCCGAGGCAGCCAGGGCCGCGTTGGAGATCGTGGCCGTGGTGGCCATCGCCCCGGTGATGATCTTCGCGCCGAGGGACTGCGAGATCGCCTCGAGGGCCCCCTCGGTTTTGCGGCCCATCACAAGCGGGAGGCCGCCCGCGTCGGCGGCGTTCGCCACGTCGATCTGCTGGCGGGCCACGACGCGCTTGATCTCGCCGTAGATGTTGACCTCCTTCAGCGCGTCGGTGACGGAGGTGGTGGCGCCGCGCGCGGCCCAGGCGACGCTTGTACGGGTAGACCGTGCGTCCGTTGATGTTCATCCAGGGGAGCGAGCCGACGAGCTGGTCGGTCTGCTTGAGCACGTTGACGGCCGCGGCCTGCGCGGGCGGGAGGGTTGCGGCGAGCTGGGCGATGGTCAGAGCCATGGTGTTTTCGTCCTGTTAGGGGGCCCTGTAGCCCCGTGCGATGATCTCTGCGAGCGAGAGCCCCTCGAGGGACCGATCCCCCGACGAGGGCGCCTTCCCGCGTCCGTGCGGCGATCCAGATCCCGACGCGACCTGCAGCGCCCAGCCGTAGCGGGCGCCCACCACCTTGGTCACTGTCTCGGGGTCGAGGGCCTTGGCCTCGTCGCCCTCGAAGTACTCCACCCGCTCGCCCTCGCCGACGCGGAGCCTGCGCTCCAGGTCCTCGCGGATCACGGCGGCCGACGCGGGGTCGCGGAGCTGGAGGCCCCCGACGATGCGCGCGGCCTCGTAGCCGACGAGGGTCTTGTGGAGGCGCGAGAGGTGCGCCGACGCGGTTTCCTCGGCCTTCGCCGCGCGCTTCTCGGCCTCGGTGGGCTTCCGGGTGACCTTGTCGGTCTCCGAGAGCTTGCCCGTGGCCTCCTCGTACTGCGTGCGGAGGGCCTCGAGCTCCGCGCGAAGCTGCGCGGTTTCGGCCTCGGCGGCCTTGCGGGCCTTGGCCGAGCGCTCGCCGACGATGCGGTCCACGTCGGCCTGGGCGAAGGTCTTGCCCTGCGTGGGCTGCTCGGGTGCGGGTGCGGTGGTGTTGGTGTCGTCGCTCACGGTACCTCTGCCCCGGGCCCCGTGATGGGCCCGGCGTTGCCCGCCGGTTGCGCCGGTGCTCCTGCGGGGGCGGTACCCGCGGGCGGCGAGGTCGTTGCGCTGGAGCGAGCCGCGAGGGCCCTGCGGTCCAGCTCGGCCAAGGTCTCCACCTCGGCCGCAGTCGATGCCTCCTCGGCGGGGGGCGCGTCGGGCGAGACCGCGCGGGCGAGCTGCAACCGCGCCGCGCGCTTCACCGACGGAACATCGCCGTCCCTGAGGACGCGGAAGATCGCGTCGAGGTCCGTCGCGAGCGACGTCGTGTCGAAGTCCCTGGCGTACGCGATGCGCGCTGCACCGAGGTCCCCGCCGCCCGCCCACGCGAGCACCAGGCGCGCGACGTCGAGCTCCGCGGCCTCGCAGGCCTGAGCGAAGTCCGTGAGGCTCGCTCGCGCACCCTTGAAGTCCTGGCGCTTCGCCTCGCCCGAGGCCCCTGTCGAACCGGTGTCCGCGTTCTGGCGCTGGAGCTGGGCTTGCTCGTAGATCGCGTCCACCACGCCGTCGATCCGCGCGATCAGGTGCGCGCCGATCTCCGCGGGGGGCGCCACGAACTCGGGCATGCCCATGCCGGGCTCCACGCGGATCCCGCCGTGCACGCCGACCTTGATCCGCTGCAGCACGTCCGCGTCACTGCTCTGGACGCAGAGAATCCCGAAGTTCTGGCCGCGTTCCCACTCCCTCAACTCGGCCTTGAGGTTGAAGTGCTCGAGGGCCAACGACGCGAGCCCGTCGACCTGGGATGTGCCGTAGATGCGCTCCGGGTCCTCGGGGCGCTGCCAGTACAGACGCACCAGGGGCACGCGGCCGAGCGGGTGGGGCACCTCGCCGGTGTCCTCCACCACGCGCTCCACCTTGACGTTGTCGACCTTGACCTCTTCGACGACCACGCGGCGCCAGGTCTCGCGCGTCCAGGTCGTGTAGACCTCGCGCTCCACCTCGCCCTCGGCCCACGGATCGCGCTCGCACGTCTCGGTGCAGAGCCGCGCCCAGGCGAAATCCCCGTCGGCGCCCAGAGCCCAGTCCACGAGCTCGTCGGGCTGCAGCCACCGCGCGGTGGTGCGAGCCTCGGCCGGCGTCAGGTCTCCCGCGGGCCGGTCGACGAAGGCCACCGCCCAGCCGTACAGCTGCGCGCGGCGCGACCCGAGGCGCATCCAGTCGTCGATCCCCGTCCCGGCGCCGTCGACGTCGGCCCACACCTGGGCGACCGCGACCGGGAGGTCCGAGCGCTGCGGGGGCTTGCGCCACAGGTGCCCCGCGTACTCCCGCAACACGGGGGCGACGTAGTTGGTGTACGTCGCCGTCCGCACGCGACGGGCGTAGGCCGCGAGGCGCTCCCGCGGGTAGCGCACCACGTAGCTCCGCGGCACGTCCTGAAACCTCGGCTCCTCGAGGTCGTCCTCCGCCGCGAGGGTCAACAGCGTGTCGATGGCCGCGCGGAAGCCCCCGGAGCCCTCGGCCGCATCGGACAGCAGGCGCCAAAGGCCCTCGCCGCGCGTCCCGGTGTAGTCCGGGTGGCGCGCGTGGAGGCGCTTCACGAGCGGGTCAAGGTCAGGCACGTCACCCTTCCCCCGGGCGTCACCCTCAGAGCGACACCCGCCCCGACGAAGCGCCGCCCCCAGCGCCCGCGTTCCAGCCGTTGATCATCGCGTCCAGGTCGTCGTCCTCGCCGCCGTCCAGGCCCGTGAAGGCGCGGGCGCGGGCCATGTGCGCCTCGGCCCAGGGCGCGGCGAGGGGCACGAGCAGGCGCCCGTCGTTCCACGCCGCGGCGGCGCCGGTGGCCTCGGTGTACTTGTCGTTGGCGCGGGAGACCTCGAGGACGTGGGCCTGCGGGTAGAGGCGCCGGAACTGCTGCAGGAGCGGACGCCCCACCCCGTTCGTCTCCCAGGCGAGCGGCACGCCGCCGTGGTTGGTCTGCACCGCGCGCACCCGGGCGAGGGCGTCGGGCCCCTCGAGCTTCCAGAGCCCGAGGTCCAGCTCGTAGGCCCGCTGCGTCGGACCGTGCCCGAGCAGCCCGAGCACCATCGCCGCCGTAGAGTCCGCCCGGCGCTTCGTCGACGCGGCGAAGTCGGTGCCGATCATCCGACGGAGGTCCCGCGGGAGGTCCGTAGCGAGGTAGCGCGCGGGCTCCCGGAAGAGCCTGCCCCCTCGGGGCACGGGCTGCTGCTGGTAGAGCGCGGGCCACAGGTGCGGGTTCGAGGCGTCGAGCTGGCGCCGGATCCGGTCCAGCTCCTCGCGCGGGAAGACCTCGGGCCACAGGGCCTCGCCCCGTTCGTCGATCGCCGGGAGGCGCACCTCTTCCCAGGTCGGGCGCCCGTCGCCGTCGCGCACCTGCAGGAGGCGCCCGATCAGGTCGTCGCGGTTCCACCGGGTGTGCATCACGATCACCGAGGCGCCCGGGTAGCGACGGGTGTAGGCCACGGAGTCGAACCAGGCGCTCACGAGCTCGCGGCGCGCGGCGCTGTCGGCCTCCATGAGGTTCTTGAAGGGGTCGTCGATGAGCACCACGCCGGTCGCGCGGTCGCCCGTGAGGCGCCCCCCGATGCCCGTCGCGACGAGGCCTCCGCCGACGGAGGTGCGCCATTCGCTCCAACTCCAGTAGTCCGGGTCGGGCAGGACGCCGCCGGCCGTGGCGTGCGCGCGCATCGTGAGGCTCTTCGAGCGGGTCGCAGGCCCGTTGTACGAGACGTACGCGTGCAGCGCCGTGGGGCGCCGGCAGAGCATCCACGCCATGCACGCGAGGGCCGTCTCGCTCTTGGCGTGCCCCGGGGGCATCGAGACGCAGGCGAACACGGGCTCGCGCTCGGCCCGCTCGAAGAGCTGGTAGACGCGCTCCAGGTGCCGCGCGGGCTTCCAGCGGTACCCGATGCGCTCGCGCACGAAGTCCCGCAAAGGGGTCCGTCGCACCCGCTCGGTCGCCCTCCACTGCGCGATGAGCGCGGCGTCTTTCACGTCGGGGTGCGGTCCATCAACGCCCGCAGGGCCTCGCGCTCCTCGGGGGTGAGCGCTTCGCCCTCGGTGATCTGCACGGCCTTGACCACCAGCCCGTTCACCTGGGCCTTGAGCGCCAGGGCCGCCCGCACAGCCTTCAAATCTCCGGCCTCGTAGCCCTCGGCCACCAGGGTGTCGATCGCGGCGTTGAGCTCCTCGCGCCGGCGCGGGCGCTGCTCGGCGTCCTCCTTCGCCCAGCGGTCGCGCACCTCGGCGATGTCCTCCCAGGCCCGCGCCTCGGAGATGCCGTACTTCAGGCGCAGCGTCTCCATCACCCGCGTGGGGCGCATCCCCCTGGTGAGCGAGTCCTCGACGTAGCGCAGCCGCGCCGAGGCAGAGCCCGGCGGCGGGATAGGCACCCCGGCGTTCGCTCTGCCCTTACCTGCCACGGTCCACCGTAGTTACAGCCTTACCCTTCGGCGCCAGGTCACCCACGATCGCCGCCAGCCGACGGACCGCCGCCCGGACGGCCTTGTGGGCCTGCTGCCTCGCCACGCCCCTTGCTGCGGCAACCTCGTGCTGCCGGAGGCCACCCAGGAGCCCGCGCAGGGTCTCGCGCTGCGCCCGGGTGAGCGTCTCAGGCTCCCGCGGCCCCCACAGGTCCAGCTGCCGCGGGGCGAGCAAGGCCTCCACCCGCACCCGGAGCTTGCGCGCCGCGTCCCGCCACCGCCGGTCGTCGTCTTCGGGGTCCTCCTTGAGGGCCGGGTGCAACACGTAGAAGGCCTCGTCGTAGCCCTGCCCGCGCATCAGCCCCAGCGACGGCACCTCCTCCCGCGGGGCCTCGCTCGCCGGGGGCAACAGCGCCTCCAGCGCCGCGCAGGGGCTCTTGCACCGCGCCCGCTCGGGGCAGGGTACGCAGGGCCCGAGCACGGCGAGGCGGACCACCACGGCGCTCAAGGCCCCGCCCCGGTGACACGAGCCCGACCGGCGGCTTGTTCCCTCACCCGAAACAGAGGGAACAACCGAGGGAACACCGAAACACCTTCCCTACAGCGGTTGTTCCCTTGTTCCCTCTGTTCCCTCAAAAGTCGAGGAGCTGGCCTTGGGCAATTCGTGTGCTGCGCCGCCACGAGCACCTCGCCCCTCGCGTGTACGCACGAGACGCAAGGGAACAAGGGAACAACCCCTTGTTTTGGCTGTTCCCTTTGCTGTTCCCTCACCCTCGCCGCGGAGGGAACAAGGGAACAACCGCTGTCAGAAAGGCGTTTCATCGCCACCCCCTTCGGTGACAGCCCACGCCGCAGGACGAAACCAGCACCAGGTCGGGGCCCCGCGCCGTCCGTTCCGCAGGGGTCTGTGCTTACGACGGTCCAGGCCGAGGACACGAAGAACATGCCCGGCGCGCGCGCAGTTCGCCTTGTTCTGCTCTTTCCGCGGCAGCCCCATCTCGCACAGGGCTTCGGCGGCCGTCACCTCCTCGCGGTCCAGGCCCCGAATCCACTCCTCGAGCGGCGCGAGCCACGGGTCTTCCACGGCGTGCTCCTTCGCGCACTCCTCGCGTTCCTGGTCCTCGTCGGCCGAGAGCCACCAAGGCTCGCCGGCCTCGAGCGCCGCCACGGCCTCGGCCCACAGCTGGTCCCGGTCCCGGGCGACCGCCGAGGCGTCGATGGGGGTCGCGACCCGCAAGCACCAGAAGCGCCGCGAGCCCGTGGGGTCCGTGAGGAACTGGTCGTCGTTCGTGCTCCCGACGATCACGCAGCTCCTGGGAAAGTTGGCCGTCGTGCGGCCGTAGGGCGGGCGAAACAGGTCTTCGCGCCGGGAGATGAAGGCCTTGACCTCGCCCGCGTGCCGCGCGCCGGTCACCCGATCGATCTCCCCCCACTCGGTGATCCACGCCGCGTGGATCTGCTGGTAGCCGTCCTTGTCGCCGATGCGCACCTCGGTGTCGGCGAACCACTCGCCCGCGAGGGCCCGGAAGAAGCTGCTCTTGCGCCACCCCTGCGGGCCCACGAGCACCAGGGCCGTGTCGACCTGGCACCCGGGCCGCAGGGCGCGCGCCACCGCCGAGACGAACCACCGGCGGACCATCTTCGCGGCGAGCTCGCCCTCGGCGCCGAGCAGCCCGCGCGCGACGTAGGTGAGGCGCTCGACGCCGTCCCACCGCAGGCCCCTGAGGTAGTCCTGCACCGGGTGGTAGGCCTGCTCCTCGGCGAGCGACCGAACCGCCTGCATCACCGAGGCCTCCGAGGGCGCGAAGCCGCCCCAGGGCGCGTCCTCGATCTGCTCGCGGAACGTGCCGATGCGCCCCTCCGGAAGAGCTTTGCCCTCGAACTCCACCTGCTGGGTCATCCGGTTCAGCCGGAAGCGCCCGGCGTAGCAGGGGGCCCCGCGGAAGATCTTCATCACGTTGCCGAAGGTGTTGACCGTTCGGCCCCGCGCCCGGGTCAGGTCTTTTTCCCACGCATCCAGGGCCCTGGTCGCGTCGGCGCTCGGCCGCACATAGTCCCACGCCTTCGACGCCGACGCCGGGTCGCGGGCCATCTCGGCGATCCACCGGGGCAGCTCGCCGAGGGGCGTGGTCGCCGGGTGAGAAGAGCTCATCCACCGAAGCAACACCTGGCGCTCGACGCTCGGCGGGATCCGCTCGACGCACCCCGCGCCCCGCACGCTCACCCCGGGCGCGACCCCGTGCAGGTTCGTGGCCGAGGGCACCCCGCCCGCAGGCGCCCGGAAGTAGCGCACCACGCGCCCCTCGCCGTCCTCGGCGAAGGCCTTGTGCGCCGGGGCCTCGGGCAGCGCGCCGTGGGCGCCCGTGAGGCGCTCCAGGGTCTGCGACCCCACGCGCCCTGTGGTGACCACGGCCACCACCTCGCCGAGGTCCACCACCAGGTCCGCGCCGTCGACGCGCACGGGCCACCCCTTGTGCCGGAGCACCTCCGCGCACGCGCGGGCGTCGAGCCCCGCGAAGGGGTCCCGAGCGCCACGATTCGATCCATGCCCGTCCGCCATCAGCCGACTCCCAAGGCCAGCTGCTGCGCCGGCGCCGTCGTCTCTGCCCGCTCGTCACCCCACCGCACGACCCTCGGCGCCGCGAGGCGCGGGTCCCGGCCCCCGAGGGCCCACCGCAGCACGCCCGCCAGGGCCACCACGTCCCCGCGCACCCGGTGGCCAGCGACCCGAGGGCGTAGCTGCCGAGGCCGGGGCGCAGCTGCTTGATCCACGGGAGCGAGTCCACCCAGGCCCAGCGGGGCAGCTCGAGGCCGAGCCGCGCGCACTCGTCCTCGAGGACGGCCCGGTCGAAGCGGTCCGCGTTGTGCGCCACCACGTAGGCAGGCGCCTGCGCGTCGACCCAGGCGCACATCCGGGGCCACACGACCTCGAACACGGGGCAGGGCGAGACCATCCGGTCCGTGATCCCGTGGATCCGCTGGGCCTCCTGCGGGATGCGCTGGTCGGGGTTCACCAACCTCGACGCCCCCGCCCCAAGGCGCCCGCTCGGCAGCTCGCACACCCACACGCCGATCTCGACGACGCGGCACGGACGAAGGCCCGTGGTCTCCAGGTCCAAGAGGGCCACCTTCAGGGGCTCGACGCCCTCGGGCTCGACGGGAACCGCCGAGGGCACCTCGGTGACGACCGGAGCCCCCGCGACCTTCGGCGGGCCCGCGATCACGCTCCCGCGCACGTGGCAGACCGAGGGCCCCAGGGTCTTCACGGTGAAGAACTTCTCGTCGAGGTCGACGCCCACCCACCGCGCAGGCATCGCGCTCGCCTCGTTCCAGGCGAGCGCGTCGACCTCGCTCCGCGTCCACCCGAGGTAAAGGGCCCTCTCGCGCCAGCTACCGCCGAGCATGTTCCACCTCCCGCGCGAGGCGCGTGAGTTCCACGGCCGCCCGGTCATGCGCCTCGGCGCGCCGCTCAGCGCCCCCGCACCGGTCCAAAAGGGCCAAGGTCTCGTGCCGCTCGACCAGGCCCCACAGGACATCGGCCGCGTCCTGGCGCGCGTGCTCCCGGTCGCTCACGGCAACCACCGCCCGAGGTACAGGCCCTCGGAGGGCACCTCGCACCCGGTGAGCTCTTCGGCCCCGACGGTCGCGCGGGTCTGCAGCCCACCGCCGACGCGCGCGCCGGTCACGCGCCACGGCACGTGCATCCACTCCGACACGTAGATCCTCCGCTCGTCGCGGAGCTCGAGCACCAGCAGCGCGAGCCCGCCGCACTTCGCCGTGCGCTCCAGGTCGTCTTGCTGGTGCTGGGGCACCTCCCTGCGCGAGAAGCGCCCCTCGGTGCTCTTCGCTTCGATCGCGACCGCGCGCCCGCCCTTCAGGGCGCCCACGTAGTCCGCGGGGCCGCGGCCCGCCCACTCGTAGGGCTTGCCGTCCCGGTTCACCAAGACGGGCGCCCCCACCTTCCGCACGTTCGCAAGCCCCGCGATGCGCGCCGCCAGGTGCTGGTCGTTCAGCCACCCCTCAAGGGACCTCCCCACGCTGTCCGCGAGGCGCCCCGCGGCGACCGCCGCCCCGCTCTTCGCGGGGTTCGCGCCGAGGAACACCGCGGCGTCCTCGGGCGCCATCGCGCGGGCGAGCACGTTGCGGGTCGCGGCGCTGTACCGGGGGCGGCTCATGCGGCCCTCCGCTGAACCGCACGAGCGCCGACGCGACACGGCCCGGCGAACACGCGCATCCCAAGAGCCCTCCGCGCGGTGGGCAGCGACACGAAACGCGGCCGCTTGGGCCCCGAGACCTCGGGCAGCAGCCCGGACCTTTCGAGGGCGCCCCACAGCACGCGCACGGAGATGCCAAGCTCTCGCGCCGCGGTCTCCACGGGCCTGCGGCCGCGCGCCCAGCCCCTGGAGGACATCACCCGAACGGCCTCCTGCGACCTGACCAGGTACGGCGAGGTCCGCTCGGTGTGCAGCATCTCAGCTCCGTCCTGCTTGAGCCAGCGCAACAGCGTGTCGTGATCAAGCCCGTGCCTGCGCGCGATCGCGCTCACTCGCTCGAACTCGCGAAGCTCCGAGGAAAAGGCCTCGATGACGGCGTCGAGCTGCACGAACTTGGTGGGGTGCTGGGCGGAAGAGCAGGCGTACCAGCGGCGAGCCTTCAGGTTGTGGCGCCGCAGAAGGGCGCCCAGCTGCGAAACGTCGATGCCCAGCCGCTTCGCCGCTGCGTTACGCGACACCCACCCCTGCGGCACGGCGCCGAGGCGCATCTTCGTCGCGCGCTGTCGGATCGCCTGCGACGAGCGGCCGGGGAGCTTCGAGCGCAGTTCGCGCAAGCTCACCTCGCCCCACTCGACGGCGAGGATCTTGTCCTCCTTCGGGGTCCAGTGCGTCCGGCGGCGGCGCTTGGCGCCGATCTTCTGGGCGCGGCGGACGATGGCCGAATAACCCCGGCCCAGCTTCGTCACGAGCCCCGCGAGGGGCTTGCGCCACTTCAGGACCGCCGCGTCTTCCTTGGGCGTCCAGGGCTTCATGCCCCCCTCCGCAGCCCGCGGTGCTCGCGCACCAAGGCGTCCAGGGCCTCGATGCCTCCGGCCAGCTCCACGAGGTCCAGGGCCCGGCGCACGAGCAAAAGGGCCCCGGCGTCCTTGCTCTTCGGCGGTACCGGCGTCGGCGTCGGTGCGATGACCGCGCGGCCGTGCTCGTGGCACCAGGCCTCGCCGTCGCCGTCGGTCTCCGAGGCCGCACACCTGCAGCCGGCGAAGGAGCACGCACCCAGGTCCAAGGGCTTCACCGCCGCGGGGGCCGGGGCCGGGCGCATCCTCTTGAGCAAGGGGTCGTTGGCCTGCGCGCGGCAGAAACCGCACTTCTTCGCCATCACCGGGTCTCGCGGCGGTCGACCGTAGAGGGGGCGCCCGCAGGCGCACGCAGGGCGGTTGCTCATCGGCTCGCCGCCCTTCGCCCAGCGCTCCGGCGCGCACCACCGGCACGGCACCGCGCGGCCGTAGATCTCCACGAGACCCTCGCAGCTGTCGCACTCATCCACGGGCCCTCCCGCAGGGGCACTGCCCCGCGCACACGGGCCCGCCGCAGTGGATGCAGCGCAGCCCCAGGGTGTCCACGTCCTCCATGAGGTGCCCCGCGATCACGACAGCCGCCGCGACGAGCGAGACCACCACCGCGACCGACGCCGCGAGGCAGATGATGTGCAGCGCCATCATCGGTACCCCCAGCGCGCGACGGCGCCGATGAGGTCGTCGACCCCCGCGCCCCAGCTCTCCGGGAGAGCCAGCTCCTCGGCGGCGCACGTCACGAGGTGCGCCACGCCCACGAGCATGGAGATCGTCAGGTGCGCGGCCCAGCGGCGCACGATCGCCGTAACCGGACGCTCCGTCCGCGACGCATCACGCCTCACGGTGCAGCCCTCCAAGTCCGAAACGCAGGTGGTCCAACGCGGCGCGCGCGAGGCGCCGCTCGGTCCACCCGCCGCGGTCGCACAGCGCGGCGACCTGGCCCGCGATCTCGTGGGCCTCGTCGCGGTGCGAGAGCACGCGCCCGCTCGCGTCCGCGAGGCGCCCCGCGCAGGGCACCAGGCTCCACAGCGTGGCGATCGCCACGTCGACCTCTGCGCGCGCGCCGGGGCGCAGCTCGATCGAGGCCCACGCCGTCGCGTGCAGGCTCGCGAGCGCGTGACGCGCCTGCTCGTCGGTCAAGAGGTCCATCACCGCGCCTCGATGGGCTGGTGCCCGGTGAGCTCGTGGGCCCGCTCGGCCACGCGCACCGGACGAAGGTCCAGCACGTCGGCGCCCACGGTCCCGGCGCCCGGCAGCTGCATCGCCTCGGCGAGCGCGCGGTACGAGTGCGCCACGGTCTCCGCCGCGCGCAGGATCGTGGCGCGGGTCAGCGGGTCCGCCTTGGCCGCCTCGACGTACCGCCGGGCGAGGCCCACGGCCGTGCAGGCCAGGGCGTCGAGGGCTTCGGTGCGCGGGTCCACGTCAGCCCTCCCCGCCGTCGAAGAAGGCCACGGCCCGCAGCGCAGCCGCCGCGACCCGGAGCAGGTGCACCCGCACCGTGCCCGCGGGCAGCATCTTGCGGTGCAGCACGGCGGCGGCGAAGGTGCCCGTCTCTTCCGAGAGCACCGCCGTCCACCCGAGGGCCCCGAGCGGCTCACACGCGGCGTAGGTCTCGTTCTGCCGCTGGACCTCGTCCAGGAGGTCGCTCACGAGGGGGAGGGAGACGCCGCCCACGGCTCACGTCCCCGTGGCCGCGAGGTCCGCGACGTCGTTGGAGTCCGGCGGGAAGAGCACCGCGGCGGCCACACCGAGGGCCTTCGCGAGGCGCTGGGCCTCGTCGTCCTCGGGGGCGGCGCCGCGCTCGAGGCGCGACACGCGCGACTGCGAAAGGCCCGACAGCTCGGCCAGACGGTCCTGCGAGATGCCGCGGCGCAGACGGATCTCGCGCAGGGGGTGAAGCGGCGGGGGAATCTCGACTGACTGCATGGGGAGCCAGTATGCACACGCAACTGAATGAGTCAAGCACAGTTCAGTCAACGGGTGAGTCCCGGGCAGACCTGGGGCATCGTCGAGGGGTGACTAAACCAGTCCCCGCGCGCGTACGCGCCCGCAGGCTCGCCCTCGGGCTCTCTCAGGACGAGCTCGCCGCCGCCGCGAACGTGTCGCAGTCCAAGCTCAGTCGCTTCGAGCGCGGCGAGGCAGACCTGGACGACACCGCGGCCCGGCGCATCGCGATCACCCTCAAGACGACCCTGGAGGCCCTGGCGGTCCCCGAGGGCGAGGTGGCTCTGGAGCGCGACGAGCCCCAGCTCCCGAAGGCCGTGGCGTCCATCGACCCCGACGAGGTGTCGGCGCTCGAGCTGGCCCTCGGGCGCGCCTTCGACCCCGACCGCCACCAGCCCCGCGACCTCGAGGCCGTGCTGCGGATCGTGCGCGGGATGCACTTCCGCCTGCGCGAGGAGTACGACCTCGTGGCCGCCGCGCGGCAGTGGCTCGACGCGGGCGCCGCCCTGCGGAAAGAGGGCGTCGAGGTCACGTCGACCAGCATTCTGTGGCGCCTTACGATGGGCAAAACCGTAGCGCTCTCGCGCGGTTAGTCACCACCGCGGCGATTCAGTCGCAATGCGCTTGACTCATTCAAGCGCGTGACTAGAATGCTCCTACCCCACCGGCACCCACGCCGGGCGGGCGGAGCCGCCATGCAGTCCCTCCTCGCGACCGCCTTCTCCTTCGTCCCGCCCCTCGTCGACGCCCAGGACCACGACGTGCGGTGCACGTGCGCGGCGTGCGGCCTGTGGCGCCTCGCCGCGGCCCGTCCTGAGCCCGTGCGTTGCGCCTGCTGCACGACCCCGACGCCCGCGATCACGCTCGACTGGAAGGGCCGCTGCCCCTCCTGCGCGCCCTCGGTCCTGTGCCCGCTCTGCCAAGAGGTCTTCCAGCCCGTGGACGGCGTGTGCCCGTGCTCCGACGAGGACCGCGAGACCGCCGCCACCGCGCTCGCCGAGGAGGCCGAGGACCGCGCGCTCGTGGCCGAGGAGTGGACGCGCGTCGACCCGCTCGGTGCGTACTGGCGGGACCCGCACTCGCGCCGCGTCTACGACCGCGCGGGCGCGCTGGACCTGTTGGTCCGTGACGCCGCGGGGGCGCGGTGATCCCCGCCGCTCTCCGTCGCCTCTCGGCGACGCGCCGTGGGCTGTCGGTTCGCCTGCGGGCCGAGGCGCGCGTCCTGCGGGGGCTGTGCGTTGAGGCCGAGGCTGCGGGGCACGGCGGGCACGAGGTGGAGCGCGTGGCGCACTACTGCGAGGTGCTGGAGGGCTGGTGCCTGGGCGAGCGGTCGGGCGCGGACCTCGCAGGGGCGATCAACGCGGTTTCGAGCGCCGTCGACCGCGGCGCACCGCTCACGGGCGCCAACACGCGCCAGATGCTGCTGCGTGCCGCGTGTGCCCTCGCCGAGGACCGGGCGCACTGGTGCGCGTACCCGACGCACCTGTGGCCGGACCTCACGCGACCTGAGCCGAACTCCCGAGACCTCTGGCGCACTGGTGTGCTGTGTAACCTGCGCAAACTCTATCGCACCAGCCAGGGCCGCGAGGTCTGGGAGACGCTCTACCGCGCCCAGGCCGAAGAGCTTTTCGCCCTCTCCCGCACCCCCAACCGCTTCGCCGCGCTCGACGCGATGGAGGGGCGCTGACGTCGCGGTGGCCGTCGGAGCGCGCTCACCCCCTACCCCTGAGCGCAAAGCCCCGACCGCCACCAGGGCACCAGCACCCGAAAGGACAACGACGATGAGACCACACCTGCACCTCGTGACCACTCCGGCGTCCGAGCGCTCTGCCGACGCCCGCGCGCTCCTCGTGAGCGCCCTCTCGCGCATGGGCCTGCGAGCGCTGCTCGAGGTCGCGCACCTCGTCGCGACCCGCGCGGGCGAGCACCCGGACGCGACCCCTGACCAGTGCCTCGCCGCGCACGCCGCCGGGGACCTTCTGACCGAGGCCCTGGAGGCCTGCGGGCCGCGGAGGGTGGGATGAGCACCTCCGAACTCTGGGAGATCGCGCAGCGGGTCTTTAAGGCCGGCGTGTGCCCTCCGGACGTCAGGACCGTCGAGGCCGCCTTCGCGGTGATGCTCGCGGGTGCCGAGCTGGGCGCGAAGCCCATGCAGGCCCTGCGGTCGGTGTCGATCGTGAAGGGCAAGCTGAGCCTCACCGCCGACTTCACGGTGGCCCTCTGCGTGCGCTCGCCGGTCTGCGAGTGGATGAGGTGCGTCGAAACCACGCCCGAGCGCGCCACCTACGAGACCCAGCGCCGCGGGCACCCTGCCCCCTCGCGCCTCACCTGGACGATCGCCCAGGCCCAGGCCGCGGGCCTCGCGAGCTCGCAGACCTGGCGCGCGCACCCCGCGGCGATGCTCCGGGCCCGGTGCGCCTCGGCGCTCGCCCGCTCGGTGTACCCGGACCTGGTGGCGGGCGTGTACGACCCGGACGAGGCCGCGGAGATCGACCGTGACGGCAAGCCCGAGAACATCGAGCAGCCGCACGCGGAGCTCGACGGCGCGGCGCTCGAGCCCGAACCCGCCCCCGAGCAGGACCCCGAGGCCCTCCAGGCCTTCTTCGCGCGGGTCGCAGAGATCGAACTGCCGGGCGAGGGCGTGGCGGTCTGGATGAAGCACCGCGAGGCCTTGGGGGCGCTGGACCCGCGGCACCGCGAGACCGCGTGGAAGGTCCTCTGCAAGCGCATCGAAGAGGTGGGCAAGATGGCCAACGCCAAGGTGTGGCTGAAGAAGGCCATCGCCGAGGAGGACGCCCGGCGCACGCCTCCCCCCGACGGCCCCCGCGGCGGCGGAGCCCCGGCCCCGCAGGCGTCGGCGAACACCAACGCGACCGGCGCCGCCCCGGAGAGCGCTCCGTTCGCGGGAGCGCGGGCCCTCGCCGCGGTCCCCACCTGGGCCGCGGACGAGGAGGGCATCCGCTGGCACCTGTCGACCAAGGGCGCCGTGCGCGCCCTGGAAAACAGCGTCCGCCTGCACGGCCGCGCGCTCGCGGGGACGAGCTACCTGCACCTCGCCGCCGAGCGCCTGTGCGCTCTCTCGCCCGCCGACGAGCGCGGCACCCGGCTCTCGGCCGAGAGCGCCCGCCGTCGCGTGGACGGGTGGGCCGAGGCCGGGCCCGTGAGCGCCTCGCAGCCGACCGCGAAGGCGGTGTGACGTGGCGAAGAACCCCTGGGTGTGGCGCATCGAGTTCCGGCGCGTCGGTGCTGAGGTGTCCGATGCGAGCCGTTGACTACTTCGCCGGCGCGGGAGGCTTCACGCTCGGGGCGACCGACGCAGGGGCCGAGGTCGTCGAGGCCATCGACCACTGGCCCCTGGCGGTGAAGGTCCACGCGACCAACCACCCGTCGGTCCTCCACCGTTGCGAGGATCTGACGCGGTTCAACCCGGCGTGCCTCCAAGAGGCCGAGGGTCTGGTGTCCTCGCCCGCCTGCCAGGGTCATGCGCGCGCACGCGGCGTCGCCTCGGGGGCCGAGGGGGACACGCGCTGGGACGCCTCGCGCGCCACAGCGTGGAGCGTGATCGGGGCCGCGCTGAGCGAGGCGGAGGTGCCCCGTGGGTGATCTGACTGCCATCCGCACCCTGGCGGTAGCCCTCAGCTACGCGCCCACCCCAGACGCGGCAGGCGTCTCTGTCGCTGCCTACCGTGGCGCGGGCGAGCGAGGTCCGCGGCGAGGCTGGAGTACCGCCACGCTCCTCGTGGGCGGATCGCCGCGTGTCGACCCCATGAGCTACGGGTACCCGTCGCGGTACGTCCACGGCGTCGGGGCCGACGACGCGGAAGCGATCGCGGCCCTGCGCAACACACTCGCCACTCGGCTGCGGGCCCGCGTGGCCGACCGAGAGAGCCTTGCCGTGTCGGCAGACCAGCGCGCCGCGGAGGCGCATGCGCTGGCGTCGGAGCACCGCGCAGAGGCGGCGCGACTGGCTGAGATTCTCGCGGATGCGGAGGTGCCCCGTGGGTGAGCGATGCGAGCGCTGCGACAGGCCCGTCGCGACCGACAACGATTGGGTGACCACGCCCGAAGGCGAGGGCGAGCACCTGTGCTGGGGTTCGTGCGCGTCGGTGGACTGGCGCGCTCGTGCGCTGGCCGCTGAGACCGAGCGCGACGCTCTGCGCGCCATCGTCGAGGGGCGCACGACGGCGCCGACGATCGCGGAGATGCTCGCGGAGTGCCTCGCGGCGCTGACGGGCACCGAGGCGGATACGTGGTCTTTCGACCGTCGCTCCGTCGTGCGGGCGGGCGCCGATGGGGCGCAGTGGACGCCCGTCGGTGTCGGGTGGGCTTCGGACACGGCCCCGTGGACCGTCACCGACCCCGCCGAGGCCCAGGAGACCCTCGTCGCGCGGGGCCTGCTGCCCGAGGGGTGGTGCGACGTGGCGCGGCGCGGGTGGTTGTGCGCGGTGTGCTCGGGACGCGGCGTTGTCACCTACCAGACCGAGGGCGGTTTGGATGACGACTGCTGCGGTGCCTGCGCGGTAGACGACCCCGGCGCGATGGGTGGCGTGCGTCTCACGGGCTACACACCCCACGCCTCGACCATCCCCGACCTCGTGGCCGTCACGTCGCTCGGGTGGGACGCTGTCCACCGCGCGGAAGAGTACGCGCTTGAGG